ACAAAACAGTTCACGTTCCACAAGCTGGGGCAAATCCAACTATTTCTAAAAACTTAGGTTCATTCCCTGCAACTATCTCTCAAAGAACTGACAGCGAATTAACTTATTCAATGGACACTTACTATGTAGAGCCTATCCACATCGAAAGAGGTCAAGAAACATCTTATATCTCTTATGACAAGCGTATGAGTGTTTTAAGCCAACAATTAAATACTTTAGAAGAAGTTATTACTAACCACGCTTTATACAAATGGGCTCCAGCAGGTGCAGGGACTTTTGTTAAAACAACTGGTTCAGCCGTATCTTCTGCATTAGCTCCATCTGCTACATCTACACGTTCAGCAATTACTTTAGCTGACATTTTAACTGCAAAAGGAATTTTAGATGCTGCAAACGTACCACAAGAAGGACGTATTTTATTAATGCCATCTTCTATCTATAACGGTCAGTTATTAGCTATCCAAGACGTTTACAGAATGGACTCTTATGGTCAATCTGCTTTACCTTCAGGTGTTGTTAATCGTATTCATAATTTTGATATTATGATTCGTCCAACAGTAGTTGTTTATGATAATACAGCTACTCCAGTATTAAAAACTGTTGCTGATGGAACTGGTGCGCCAAGCTCTCCTGCAACTACTGATAACTTAGCTTGTTTAGCTTATCATCCTTCATTTGTTGCAAAAGCAAAAGGAAGTGCTGATGTATTTGTAAACGAAAATGATCCTGCTTACTACGGTTCAATTTTATCTGCTTTACAAAACTTTGGAGCTTCTAAAATGCGTACATCTCAAGTTGGAATTGTAGCTATCGTACAAGCTAACTAATATTAATCTTTAAGGGGTGGCGTAAAAAACCACCCTTTATATAATACCCTTAAAATGGATTTAAACAAAGCAAAAGAAGTAGCAAAGGACGTATTAGAAGCATCTAATATTGTAATTGTTACGAGTAATAAAGCTATTTTCCACTTAGACAATGTTTCTGAAATTGCTAATGTTGAAGAATACGCTAAAAGCAATAAATTAGAATTATTTGTTGTTAAAAATGAATCTTCAAAAGCTGAAGAACCAAAAAAGAAAAAATAATCTTTAAAATATTATAAATGGCAAATAACGTTATATTTAACAAAGGACAAGGCGGTTTAGGTAGACCATTAACTAGTACAGACCATATATCTGCTATGTTAATCTACTCTGCTACTTTGCCAAGTGGCTTTAACTCATCTAACAGAATAAAAATTGTTTATTCAGTAGAAGAAGCAGAAGCATTAGGAATTGTAAACACATCAGCAGATGCAACGGCTAGCACTGCTACATTTGCAGTAAGTAATAAAGGTGCTGTAGGTGATACACATAAATTAACTTGTGCTATTATTGATAGTACTAATCCTACTCCTGCTAAAAGCGCATTAGGTACAGTTACATTATGTAATTACACACAAGTAACAGCAGATATTACAAGTACTTCAACTGCTGCTGATAGATTAGCTGCTGAGATTAACTTAGGCACTCCAACACACGGATTTACTGCTTTAGCTAGTACAGCAACAGTAACTATTACAGCACCTAAAAATCAGGGTATATTTTTGAATAGTGGCACTCCTTATGTATCTACTATTGTAGGAACATTAGCAGGAACATTAACTCAAAACGTAGTAGCTGGTGTAGCTTCTGAAATAGATATTATGTATTACCACGTTGCTGAGTTCTTTAGAATACAACCTAAAGGTAAATTATATGTTGGTATTTACGCTACTGCTGATGCTACAACATTTGCAAGTGTTACTTTAATGCAAAACTTTGCACAAGGTGAGATTAAACAAATGGGTATTTATCAAAAAACTACTGCGTTTGCAACATCTCAAACTACAACTTTACAAGCGGTTTTAGATGCTTTAGAAACTAACAGTAAAACTATTTCATCAGTTGTTTATCAAGCTGAATTTAGTGGTACTACTGATTTATCTACATTAGCAAATTTGAAGTTATTAAGTAATAAAAACGTTTCTGTTTGCATCGGTCAAGATGGAGATAATGAAGGTTTTAAATTATGGAAAGCTACAAATAAAAGTATTGGTTGTATGGGTACTGAATTAGGTGCTATCGCCTTAGCAAAAGTAAACGAAAGCATTGCATGGGTAGCTAAATTTAATGTAGCTGCTACTGAATACGATGTTTTAGCATTTGCTAATGGTACTTTATATACTACTGTTACAGATGGTAGTTTAGTAAATATCGAGAATTTTGGATATAACTACATTAAGAAATTTGTAGGATATGTAGGTTCTTTTTTCACTAAACCAAACACTTGTATTGCAGGAACTAGCGATTATACATATATCTACAATAACCGAGTAATTGACAAAGCTATTAGAAGTTTAAGAAGTTTCTTATTACCATCTTTAGCAAGTCCATTAGTTATTAATGCAGATGGTACGTTATCAGAAGATACAATAGGTTTCTTTAATTCACTTTGTGATAGAGCTTTAGAAGTAATGCAGCGTGAATTTGAATTATCTGATTTTGAAGTAACTATTGATCCTTCACAAGATGTTTTAACTGATAACGAATTAACTATTGCAGTTAAATTAGTACCAGTTGGAGTAGCTGATACAATTACAGTAAACATAGGTTTTGCATTATCAATTTAAAAAATAATAAGACATGGCATATTTAATACCACCGTTAATTAACGGAAAATCATACGAATGGGCAGATATATTAGTTAATATATTAGGTGCTCCAGTAACTGGAATTACCAATATCGAATACGAAGAAAAACAAGGAATGGAAAATATTTACGGTGCTGGACGTTTTCCAGTATCTCGTGGATATGGCAAAATTGAACCTACTGCAAAAGTTACATTATTAATGGAAGAAGTAGAGAATATTCAAGTAGTAGCACCATTAGGTCGCATCCAAGATATTCCTGAGTTTGACATTATCGTAATGTTTTTAGATGCTGCAAATGTAACTCGTAAACACGTACTTAAAAACTGCCGTTTTATGAATAACAAAAGAGCATCTTCAAGCGGAGATACATCAATTCCAGTAGAATTAGAATTAATTATTTCTCACGTACAATATTTGTAATTTATTTTGTATATTTGCATAACCCTTAATAAAAAGTTATGAAAACACAAGACGAATTAAAGATTGAAAAAGAGAATTTAAAAAAAGTTCATGGAGTAGTTAGAGAAATGACTGTATTTTTAGATACAGACGATGAAGAAAAAACGGCTACTTTATTCTTAAAAAAACCAGATAAATCAACACGTAAAATGGTTGGTAGTTTGGTAAATAAAGATAAATTTGAAATGGCAGTAGAAGGATGTTTAAAAGCTCTTTATATTGGTGGAGATAGTTTAGATTTAGTAATTGGAAATGATGATGCGATTGAAAGCGCAGGACAAGGAGTAGTTGATTTACTAGCGGTTCAAAAAGCAACTTTAAAAAAAAATTAGAGTTTTATAAGGCACAAATAGAAGCGGATGAGATAGCAAGAAATAACGCACTTATCCGCTTTTTTTATAAAGAAAATCCTGATAAACTATCAGATAGCCAATGGGCTAAAAGAGTAGCGGAAATGGATTATTGTTTAAAATATCAAGGCACTAGAATAGATAAAAATGGCGAGTAACGATTTATCATATACACTAAGACTAAAGGATTTATTTAGTAAAACTATGCAGGGAGCTGCTAATCAAGTAAAAGGATTAGATAGTAAAATGAGTAGTTTAAAAAGTTCTATGGGTAGTTTTGGTAGTATGGTTGCAGGAGCTTTTAGTGTTGGTGCTGTTGTATCTTTTGGTAAAGCGGTTTTTCAGTCTTTAGATAACTATCAACAATTTAGTGTATCACTAAGAACAATGATGATGGGAGATGTTTTTGCCTCTAAAGCATTAGAGGGGCAATTAATTGAATTAGCAAAAACAACACCATTTGAATTAACAGAAGTTCAAGATGCGACTCGTAAATTAATGGCTTATGGTGTAAGTGGTGGGAAAGTAGTTGAAACAATTAAAACAATAGGAGATGTATCGGCTGGATTAGGAAAAGAAAGTTTGCCTTTTATTATTAGAGCTTTTGGTCAAATAAAATCAAAAGGACATTTAGCAGGACAGGAATTAAATCAATTAACTGAACAAGGTTTTAATCCTTTAAATATTATAGCTAAAAAAACTGGAGAAAGTTACGATGCCTTATTGAAAAGAATGGCAAACGGTAAAATTACATTTTCAGAAGTTGAGCAATCGTTTAAAGATGTTACAAAAGAAGGTGGGCAATTTTTTAATATGATGGACGAGCAATCCAGAACAGTCGGTGGCAGATGGTCTAATATTGCTGATACATGGGAGCAAATTAAAGTTAATATTGGTAAATCTCAATCGGGTATATTAGCTAGTACTATGGAAATGATTAGTGGCACAGCTAATTTATTAAACAGAAAATTAGATTCTGGTAATTTTTTAGATGAAATTTTAGGAAAGAAAAAACTTGAAACTGGATTTTTTGACAAGTATTTGGGAATGGGTAGTTATTCTGAAATAGAAAAAAAAGCAGAAGATATGCAACTGCTTATAAAGTGGGCAGATGATGCAGCAACTGCACGTCTTTCAATTTTAAAAGTAACGAACTCTATAAATAAATTAAAAGAAGATAGTAAAAAAGGATTTATTGATAAAGACCAATATTTAAAAGAAATGGCACTTTATACCGAAACTTATAAAATGATAACTGGCAAAATGAAGTTAAAAACATCAAAGCCAAATGAAACGCTAGGAATAGTAAGTGAATCTTTAGGAGATTCTAATAAATCTACTACTAAAACACTTGGAACTGGTACAGAAGT